CGCCGTCATCGAGTCGGTGGCCTTCGCGACAAGCGCAGTCACGCTTTTCACAGGCGCGATGCGGACGGAACTTACGCCAGAACTCACCGAGATCACCGAGGTTCACGCGATACACGGACTCGACATAGCAAACGCGCTCACGGTCACGCCAACGCTCCGATCAGCGGGCGCGATCACTCAGGCGATCACCGGCGACGGCACAACAAGCACGATAGTCACGCGAGTCTAACGCATGATCGCTTCCCTGCTAATCGCAACGCAGGGCTTATTGCCAAGCCCGACGCCGCTTTCAATCGGCGTGCAGGGCTTGCTATTTATCCCAGTCGCGCCGCCTATTGCGCCGACCGATCTTCCTGGCGGTGGCGGACGGCGCGACGAGCGAAGGGTTACGCTCTACGCTCTCGGCAACAGACTCCGATATTCGGTCGGCAGCGTCGATATAAGCGCAGGAACGCGGATAAATGTAACAGGCAGCGCGTTTAATTCTCGCACCTCCGACGCTGCACTTTCTATCAGCGCAAGCACAATAGCAAAAGGCAACCGCAACCATGCCGGCACGGGACGCGCTGGGATCTCGATCTCGTCCACATTCGACGTTGTCGGGTGCGAAGAAGAGAACGAACTTGAAGTTTATTTGATGGCACAAGCCGCGATGGAATTGATGGACAGCATTTGACATCCGCGCCCTCGCATGGATGTCATCGAAGGCGTATCAATTATTTCAATCGGCGAAGCGAAAGGCCACGGGCTTTATGTTGACGAGCAGACTTTGATGGAAGTCAAAGAGTGCGCGGAATCATACAAGGGCGGCGTGAAGGTCAACCTCGACCACGGCGCCGGCATCAAGGACATCGTCGGATTCGTAAACAATTTCCGCATCGTCCGATCGCAACTCTTGGGCGATCTCAACCTTCTGCAAACATCGCCCATGCATGATTACGTCTTGGAGATTTCAAGCAAACTGCCCGACACATTCGGTATCAGCATCGCTTTCAGCGGGCCGATCCGCGAAGTGGATGGAATGAACTTCGCAAGTTGCGCGGAACTCTACAGCGCCGATCTCGTGCAAACTCCTGCCGCAAATGCGACCGGGCTTTTCAGTTTTACAGCCAAGCAAGTTGACAAATTTTTCAAACAAATGGAAGACGCACAAATCGAAATCGAACCCAAGGAGGACGAGGTCAGCATCGCCGACATCGTTTCTCGTCTCGCTGCTCTTGAAACCGCCTTCGGCGACTACAAGAACAAAATGGAAATGCCAGCCGAAGAGCCAGCCGTTGAGCCTATGAAGGAAGAGATGGCCGCTGAACTCAGCGCAATTTCCAAACTCGAAGCCAAGCTCGACACGATCATCTCCAACTTCGGAGCCGCCCCAGTAAAGGCTTCCGTAGTGGCTGAAGAGAAAGCCGAAGAGAAATTCGACTTGAAAGCGATCATCACCCAGAAGACCGAGGAACTCGGAAGCCGCACCGAAGCTATCCGTTTCGCAATGCGTAACCACCGCGAAGCCTACATCGAAGCCCGCGATAACAATCAACTCAACTTTTAATCCTAACTAATTTATGGCAACCCAAAATGATAACGGAATCCGGAGCTTCGCTTTCGCTTCCGCAATTACTGCGAACACGCTCGTGAACATCACGGGTGCAAACGCTGCGCAAGCAGCATCAACCGGCGCCAACGCCATCGGAGCCGTCCAAAACGACGTCGCCGCTGGTGGACAAGGAGCCGTCAAACTATTTTTCCCAACCCAATTCGGAATCCTTTCCGCTATTGCGACAGCCGGTAATACCGTCTTCGCAGTTACGAGCGGATTGGTCGTCGGAACTTACGCCAACGCATCGACTGTGACTCTCGGAGTTGCGATCAACAGCGGCGTTTCCGGTGATGTCATCGAATACGTTCCTAAATTCAACCAATAACTAATCACCCACTATGGCACTCTCATACACAACCATCCGCGCTGATATTGCGCAGGCCGTTTTTGAAGGTCTTTCCAACAAAAACAATTTGTTCATCGGCACAGAAGTCATGCCCGTGTTCTCCTCAGACGTTCGCTCCGGCGCATATCTGAAGTTGAACCTCGGCGACTCCGAAGCCCTCAACGACGACGTTCTCAAGATCGCCGCTGGTGCAGGGTATCCCCGCACAAGCCGCCGTTTCACAAGCGACTCGTTCGACGCTATCGAATACGGTCTCGAAGAGGTTCTTCCTGACTCCAACCGTCGCGATCTCGACAGATTTTTCGACACCGAGGTGAACATCGCCGCGATGTTGCTCCGCCAGATCCAAGTCTCCCACGAGGCTCGTGTTGCTTCCGCAGCATTCGCCGCCAACGGTCTGACAGCGATCAGCGCCAGCGCAGCCTACAGCGACGCGAACATCACCTCGTTCGACGTTCCCGGTGACGTGGCTCAAGCAAAGCTCGAACTCGCCAAGTATGGCGTTCTTGCCAACACCTTGATCATGTCAATGCCTTTGTTTGAGCGCATCCGCCGCTCCGCTAAAGTGCAGAATCAGTTCTTCGGCATCGTTCCTTCCGATCAAAGCCGTCTCCTCAGCGAAGGCGAAGTCGCCGCCGCCGTCGGAGTTGATCGCGTTCTCGTTGGCCGCGCACCAAAGAACACCGCCGCTAAGGGTCAGACCTATGCTGGTGGGTTCATCTGGTCAAACACCTACATGGCCCTCGCCAACACGGTTGGTGGAGAGTTCTCAGGTGGTGGATTCGGTCGCACGATCGTATGGGCTGCTGATAGTCCCGTGCCTTTCGTTTCCGAAACCTATCGTGACGAGGCCCGCCGCGCTGACGTTCTCCGTGTTCGTCAGAACAGCGCCGAGAAAGTCATCGACGGATCGAGCATCATCCGCATCACAACGGGATACGTTTAATATTCCCCGCAAGTAAGCATCGGAAAAGCCACCTCGAAAGGGGTGGCTTTTTTGTTTTTGTTGACATATATTTCAAAAGTAAACATGAAACAAAAACAGAAGCTAGTCGCAGGGCTTATCTGCGGCAACGAAGAGCCGCGCATCAAGCGATGCGTTAAGTCGCTCCAACAGATATGCGACGAGATTGTTATCGTTCGCGCGATCGGAGCACTCAAGCCAGACCGCACGCTAGAAATAGCAAAGGAACTAGGTTGCCACGTTGACGAATATCGCAACTCTCCGCTAGTGGCCGACTGGGAACATCTCGACAATTTCGGCGAAGCCAGGAACAAGGCGTTTGCGAAAGCCTACGAACTCGCCGGAAAAGATGGCTGGGTAATGTGGGCAGACTGCGACGACATCATTGAACCGGCAATGGTCGCGCTAACATTGGCCGCGCTTGAGGAATGTCCACCAGAACAAGATTGGATTCTCACCGATTATGTAATTCCAGAACAAGGGAAGCGCGCACCGCGCGAGCGTTTCTTCCGTTACAAAACAGCGTGGTGGCATCGCCCCGTTCATGAAAACGCGCAGCCGACGAAGGACGTGCAGGTCTATATGCGCCGCGACTTGGAAATCACGCACAAGCCGCCGCTAGGTCACAGGAACAGCAGCGAGCGAAACCGCCGCATTCTAATGCACCAAGACCGCATGACGTCGCATTTTAAATTCTATTTGCACTACGAGAACTTCATCGCAGGCAACAAAGAACTCGCTGCAAAATACGGATCGGAAGCCTTGGCGTTAAGCGATCTCGACGGCGTGAACCGCTACGAAATCCTTTTAAATTGCGCCAACATTACGAGCGGGGAAACCTCGCTCAACCTTGCACGCAAGGCGCGAGCACTTGAACCAAAGCGCCGCGAAGCCTACGGACTAGAAGCAAGCATCCTGCTTGATGACAAAAAATACCAAGAAGCGTTAAAAGTGGTAGAAGAAATGCTCGAAGTGCCGACACCTAAGTTCCCGCAATGGACGCACCGCAAGGAATGGTACGGATGGAAGGGAGATCAACTCTACGCATGGGTTCTTCGCTTGCTCGGACGCAACGAAGACGCCGAAGAGATCGAGCGCGAGACGTTGGCAGGATCGAGTAAGCCCAAGATATCGCTAGTCCACGCAACGCGTGGGAGGCCCGTGGAAGCCGTTCAATGTATGACGTTGTGGCTTTCCCGCGCAACGCACCCAGAGCGTGTAGAGCATATCTTTGCAGTCGATCACGACGACGAGACAGCGGACGTGCTCAAACGCTTCCGCTCTGTGACGCAAAAAGAGGGTGGTTTTTCCGTCGGAGCGTGGAACTTGGGGGCCGCGCAAGCGACTGGTGACATCATCATTCAACTCTCCGACGATTGGGAATGCCCTCCAGGGTGGGACGAGATGATAGAAAATCGTCTTGACATTTCGCAGCCGCAGGTGCTTCGGATTTCCGACGGATATAGAAAAGACGAATTACTATGCATGGCGATTCTAACGTGTAAATATTTTCAAGAAAATGGACTATTCAACCCAAGATTCCGAAACGTATATTCCGATACCGACTTCACCTTTCGTGCCGCGAAAAATGGGGCGATTGTTGATGCTCGCGATATTGCTATCGTTCATCACCACCCGTTTTTTGAAGATCGTCCGCTCGATGCGACATATCAGCGTGGCAACGATCCGGCAGAGTATGAAAGAGCAAAGGCAATTTTTGAAGAACTCCACCCGAAATGAATAAAGACGTCACTCTTATCGTCTT